AGTCGCAAATACTCGAGCGCGTCGGTCAGCCAGGCGTCCTGGTCGCCCGCGCCGCCGGCATGCGGCCAGCTCACGCGCGCGTAGCGCGCGCCGACCATTGGCACCACCACGACCGCGTGCGTCCACGCGAACCACCGAAGCGCGCTCTCCACGTCCGGCGTGAAGGCGCGCACCGGACACGTCTTCAGGCGGACGGGTCCGTCGTGCCAGACGACGCGTCGTTCTGGCCTGCCGTCGCAGCCCCGGCCTCGGTCGAGCCCTTCGCGTCGACACGTGCCGCAGTCGAGACCGCTCCGGTGCCATCGGCTGCTGGTGTCGGCGGCTCCTCGATCGAGCCAAACTGCGAAACGAGCAGCGACCTGTAGGTCTCTTTTTTTTTCTCCGACACGCGGTTCTCGCCGAACACGAGCGCGAGGGCCTGCGGCACCACGTCGAGCCGGCCGCCGTAAATGTCGAGGAGATTCCCGCCCTTGGTGATCTCCCGGCCGTCGTGCTCGATCTGTCCGGCGACAATCGTCAGGTTCTCGTTCAGCGCCTCGCGCATCCAGTCGGCCGATTCGCGCTCCCGCGCACGGCGAGCGTCGGGCGATTCCTCGGGGCCGCGCGGTTCGGCGGCTTTCGCAAACCCCTCGGCGAACGCGTCGAACTCGGCGTTGTTCATCCGCTTGATGCGGACGTCGATGAGGACGTCGTCGATCGTCAGCGTCGATTTGAAGGTGGACTGGGTGCGAATCTTGGGGGTGGCAGACATCATTCGAATCCTTCCGCCGTCAGGCGGGATCAAGGCACGCCGGGCGCGCCGGTTGTCAGGACTGTCGAAGATGCCTGCCACGATAAGAGCGCCGACAACCGCGCAGGGAAAGGCGCGATGTGCCCACGCGGGTGACCGGCGAGAGTGCCGAACGTGCTGCTAGGCGATGGCGATGTAGACCAGATCGTTGCCGGCGATCGAGCCCTTCGCCACGCCCTTGTAACTCCACTCCATCGTCTCGTCGTCGTCCGGATCGTCCGGGACATCGAACTCGACGATCGGGCAGTAGACAGCGACGATGCTGCCGATGGTGTCGCCGGCCTGCACGAGCACGCTGTTGTCGTACGTGTTCTCGGCCGCCTCGATGAGCGTCGTGTCGTCGCTCACCATCGTGTTGAGGCTGACCTCCACGCGGCGCTTGCCGCGGCGGAAGAACCCGCGCGCCTGCGAGGTGCCGCCGGCGAAGTTGTCGAGGTCCAGCGCGTTGCTCAGCGTGATCTCCGCCTTCAGGTAGTCCACGGCCTGGCCGTTGATCACCTGGCCGCCGGTCAGTCCCGACGGGGGCGTCGTGCCCAACGTCGTGAACGCGCCCGGCTGCGCGGTCGCGGCGGGCCGCGCGCGCCGCTGCATCGGGCCCGACGCTTCCCACATGACTTCGCCGTTGGCGTCGAAGCTGATCTTCAGCTGGTCGACCACCGCGCCGTAGCCCTGGTAGGACAGCGACGTCAGGTAGTGGCCGATGTTGAGCGACTTGGCAATCGCGGTCGCGGGCTTGTAGCCGATGCAGCCCTTGACCCCGTCGCCGTCGGCCGGCGAGCCCGGCAACGCGGGCGCCCACGTCAGGTCGTTCCCGGAGACGCCGGTCAGCCAGCGGACGTAGTTGCCGACCGCACCCACGGTCATGGCGATCAGGATGGGCTGTCCGACGGCCAGCCCCGTCGCCGACGCGACCGTGCCGGTCGTGGACGTGGCCCCCGCCGCCAGCGTGGTGTCGAGCGTCACGTTCGTCTTCGCGCCGAGCCCATGCTCGAGGATCGCGTCGTGATCCGGCAGCGTGTTCAGCGTGCCGCTGGGAAAGAACTCGCCGCGCATCGACCACTGGCCCGTCGCGCGGCGCGTGCGGCGGTAGACCAGGTCCGGGTGCGTGTGGCGCGTCGGCGCGTCCACGCGGTTGCGCGGGTTGTAGCCGAGATTGACGTTGAGGTGGCGGAGGGCGTCCGTGGCCGCAAAGCCCGGAGCCACTCCGTAGTCGGTCTCCGCGGCGGCGAACACTGTGCCGACCCGTCCGAGCTGATACACCGGCATGACTACGCTCCTTCAGCGCGCGGCGTGACCGGCGCGAAAAACTGCTCCACGTGCGCGCCGATCGCCTGGGCCCACGTCAGGCCCGGCGCGATCGCCGCGTCCAGTGCGACACGATCGCCGGGGACGAACGATCGCCCGGCGGCGCCCGCAACCACCGTGAGGCCCGGCGTCACGCACACGACTTCGCGGACGATCGCCGGCTCGCGTCGTGTCGCTCTACCCATTCGGCTGCCCCATCGTGCGAATCACGGTCACCTGCGCGGTGACCTTCGCCCACACCTGGGCACCATCGAAGCTGACCGGCTCCTGCGAGAGCACGCGCGTATCGACGGCGAGGCCTCCGCGGCGGATGTCCTGCGCCAGGGCCTGCTCGACGTCGGCGGAGAGGCGGAAGTAGGTCTTCAGCCAGCTGCTGTCGTCCGTCGGATCCGAGTCGTGCACCGCGTGCACGGTGACCGGCATCGTGATCTGCACGCCCTTGGGGGCAAACTTGATCGCGTGCTGGTCCGGCGGCAGCTCGAGGATCACGAACGGCCGGAGCTGCTGATCGCCGATCAGTGTCTCGACGTCGACGTTCGGGTCCAGCTTCACCGCCAGCGCCGCGACGTCGTGGTGATACCCGCTTGCGATCGCGATGCCCTGCAGCGCCGTCTGCAGCGACTGCACGATTCGGTAGGCGATCGGTTCGGCCATTACTTCTCCGTCGCCGCGAATTTCAGTTCATGCGCCAGGCGCGCCTCGAAGGCCGCGCGCATCTTTTCGATGCCCTGCGCGCGGTAGCGCGCCAGGACGCCGCCGATCGACGGACCGAACTTCTCATCGATCGGTAGCCGCTTGTTCGTCTTGCGCGTAAACACCCCGACGTGCCCGGTGGGCATGGTCGCGATGAATCCATGCGCCAACTTCTTCCGACCGCCGCCACCGGCGCCCACGTTGTAGGACACGCCCGAGTTCGTCTGGCGCGCCGTGAACTTGATGAGCGGGATCCGCTTCGCGCTCGCCGCGAGCCGAATCTCGAGCCGGGTCTTGGTCGCCTTCGTGCTGCGGAGCGCCGCTTTCACGTCGCCGACCTTCAAGCCCATGTCTTTCGCGATGAGCCGCGCGATCTCGGCGTGCCCGGTCGTGAGCGCCCGGTTCAGCGCGCGCATCGTCGCGGTCTGCGCCCGCTTCGGGTACTGCTTGAGCAGCGCCTCCACCGCGGTCGCGTCGAACTCGATGGTCGTCGTCGCAGCCATGCTCGTTACGCCGCGCTGACGATGACGCGGATCTGCTCGCCGTCCTGGCGCTCGACCACGTCCACCTTCCACGTCCGGGAGGCCTCGCCGCGGCGCGCCGCGATGATGCTCGTCCCCCGCGGGATGGCGCCCGTCTGCGCGATCCGGAACGCCAGGACCTCGCGCGGCGCGCGCCGCTGCAGGTCGTGGCCCGTCGGCAGCTCGTCGACCAGCGCCGCGGTCCAGATCCCGATCGCCTCGATCGTCGACCCGTTGGGCGGCGTGACCAGCGCGGGCACGCCGAACGTGTTGAACGAGGCGTCGAGCGCCAGCACCCGAAGCGCGCTGAGATCCATGACGGGTCAGCCCCGCTTACGCGTTGGCCGATCGGGCCGCGCCGTTCAGCCGCGCAACCCCCGTCCGAAGGTTGACTGCGGCTTCGACAGCGCCCCCGATCGGCACGGTTAGAACGACCCGTTCAGCCGCAGCCGGCCCGTGCTCGACGGGTTCGCGGCGACCGCCATCGCGACGCCGGCGAGCGTGTTGCTCGTCGCGGTCGTGGTGAAGACCTTGTTGGTGTCGTCCCAGTAGACCTTGTCGCCGACCGCCCAGGCCTCCGCGCTGGCCTTCGCGTGGGTCCAGACGCCGGTGACGGCGAATTCGCCCTCGGCCGACTCCGCGACGGTGCCGAGCGCGATGCCGATGATCGCGCCGACCTTGGCTGCCTCGCCCGAATCGCGCTGGTACGGCGCGGTGAGGGTCAGGGTCTTCCCGGGCTGGATGTAGTTCGTGGCCATTGCGTGTCCTCTGCGGCGTGGGTCACGGCGCGCCGTCGCCGATGAAAGTAGTGAACCGAAGCCTCACCGGGCGCGGACATACGCCGCTACCCGGTGAGGCGGTGTCCGGTCGCTTACGCGCCGGCGTTCGTCACGGCGCCGCGGAAGTCGACCGCGGCCACGCCGACGTCCAGGCGCGCCTTCAGCTCGACGCCGTTGTAGCGCCAGCCGTCCTGCGTCTCGATGACCGGCTCCTGCTGGCCCTCGAGGAACGACACGACGAACACGGGCGCGACGCTCGGGTCGGCGAACAGGTAGCGGCGCGTGCCGCTCAGACGGCCCGTGCCGACGACGTCGTTGAACAGGCCCTTCACGATGTTGGGCTTCTGCAGCTTGCCCGTCGTGTCGGGGTCGTACTCGGCGCCGTTGATCGCCTTCGCGTTCCCTTCGAGGGTCCGCGGCACGAGGAGCACCGACGGGCGCAGATCCAGGATGTCCTGGCCGTTCACGTCGGTCTGCACCGCCATCACCGCCGCGTCGGCGTCGAGGGCCGACATGCTGATGGCCGCGGCCGAGCCGACGTTGCTGCGGTTGCTGTGGAAGAGCGGCTGGCTGTCGCTCTGGGTGGGCCCGAGGCCGCTGTTCTGTCCGAGCAGCGCGTAGAAGGCCTTCTCGATCGTCAGCTTGCCCGAACGGCCGAGCATCTCGGTCATGCGCGTCACGAAGCCGAGATCGTCGTTGACGATGACTTCGCGCGTGATGCCGATGATGTTGCCCTTCGTGCCGACGCTGTAGGTCGCCTTTTCGCCGTCGGGGATCGCCTTGTTCGTGAACTCGCCGTGCTCGTTGATGTCGTCGAGCACCGTCAGCGCGCCCGTGCGATACCAGTTGTGCGTGCGGAAGTCCGTGACGGACGCCGTCCCGCAGATGCGCGACCAGGTGTCCGGCGTCACGGCGTAGGCCGCGCGCAGGATCTTGTGCAGCGTGTTCTCGAGCAGGACCGCGAAGTCCGACGCGGTCTGGTAGTTGCCGCTGCGGAACGCCATCGCGCGGCCCGCGATGTCCATGCGGTTCATGCCGCGGGTCGAGACGTTGTGGCGCTCGAGCGTGTCCTTCGCCAGGTCGAGCAGCGAGAGGCCGCGGAACTCGCCGGGGTTCGCCGTGGCGTCGGTCGAGCCTTCGTGCTTCGCGACCATCCGGGCGAAGCCGGACCGCTGCAGCAGCCAGATGCCGGCGCCGCGGATCCACTTGTCGCGCGCGTCCTCACCGAACGTCACGACGGTGTTCCGGGTCTCGGTCTGCTCTTCGGTCTCCGCCATCTTGGCGAAGATCGCGGCGCGCGCTTCGTCGAGCGTCTTGCCGCCGGCGATCAGCTCCTGCGCGAAGCTGTCCTCGAGCTTGGCGGTCCGTACCGCCGTGGTGATGCCCTGGACACGCGCACGCTCCGCGGCGATCGCCTCGGTGCGAACCGCGTCGAGGTTCGGCTGCTCCGCAGCGGGCTGCGGCTGGGTCTGGTTTTCCATTGCTGCTGACTCCTGAGCGTTGCGCGTGACAATCACGCACGGGTTGGTATCCGACTTGTCGCCGGTCCGCACGCGCGCGCCGGTGTCGGCGGGCATCGGGACCATGCTGATTTCGTAGGGCTCCCAGTCGATGGCCGTCCGCACCGGGATCGCGTCCTTCTTCGTGCTGTCCTCTTCGAACTTGTGGATGCGGTAGCCGACGCTGACGCTGCGGATGATCCCGTCGCGCACGTCCTGCCAGATCGGCTCGACGGTGTCGCGCTTCGAGAACCGCACCGTCGCGAGGCCCTTGCCCTTCTCGATGCGCGCGCTGCCCGGCACGACCGTGCCGAGGATGTCGCCGACCGACCAGGCGGAATGGGAATCGAGGAGAGGACCGCCGGCGTTGATCCGGTCGAGTCGCACGTGGGCGGCGTCCATCGACAGCACTTCGCGGTACCGCTTGCCGGACCAGTAGTCCATGCGGTCCACGGAGGCGCCCGTCGAGAAGATCAGCTCGACCGTGCGCGCCTCTTCGTTCACCGTACCGACTTCGGCGCGGACACACAGGGCGGGCAGATCGATCGTCGAGGGATTCACGCCATCAGAGTCGCAGACGACGAGCGCGCTCGCAGCCCGCAGAGATCGCGGATCCTTGTGTTTTGCGGGTATCTTGGCGTGCCCGGTGTCAGCGCTTTCGCAGCGTCGACGGGGCATTCGGCGCGATTAGCCAGCCCTTACGATAGAGCGTGGACAAATGCTCTTGCACCGTCGAATGATGCAGCGAGAAGCGGCGCGCTAAGTACGTCGACGGGCACGGCTCGCCGATGAAGGCTTCGTACTCGCCAATCGCGGCGAGTATCGTTTGCTGGCGTTGCGTGAGAGGAGCGGGCGCCGACACTCGAACAGCGGGAGCGGAATCGCGCTCGCCACGATCGTGCTCGCCGTGGTGACACCGCTTGCAGAGCCACCTTACGTCGAGCGGCTGCCCGTAGTCGTCGTGATGCCCATGTAATTCCGACTTGTGCGTCGGTGTGCCACACGACGAACAGCACATCGGCTTTCTAATGTCGCCGGACTGAACGGACCGTTTGACGGCTCGGCGCGCTTCGCGCCGTTGAGCGCTCTCGCGCCACGTGAGCGGCTTGAATGTCGCGGTATCCTTGCGAGCAGCCATGCTGAGCCCCCTCCTACGGGGCTAGGCGTGGTGAGGGGCCGTCGAGCGCAACGATCGCTCGGCGGCTCCCGAT